CGAATGCACCTGACTTGAAATCAGACGAACTGAAAGGTTCCGTAGGTTCGAATCCTACACTCTCCGCCATTTGTTTATATTATTGTTTATATTGTGAGTATATTATGAAACACTTAGTGATAGCAGCATCTATAGTATTATCCGCATGTGGCGGCGGCACAGAATCGCCTACGTTTGTTGCAACCGCAACATCGTCCCCGACTCCCGTCCAAACTCCCGTCCAGATAGAGTCTGATAAGTTAAGAGCCCTGATTATAGTTGACAGTTTCATTCTTCCTATGAGTGACGACTATAACAATATTCCACAAGATGTATTGAATCCTATTACTGATTCGAAAGTTCAGTTAGGTAAACTATTGTTTCATGAAACGGGCATGGGCACTTTTAGTGTGAATGAAGAACATGTCAATACGTATTCTTGCGCATCTTGTCATAATGCGAAATCTGGGTTTAAGTCCGGTATTGCTCAAGGTGTTGGTGATGGTGGCATGGGGAACGGTGCTGACCGAGTCAATGTTTTAGGTGTTCTCTCGGACGTACAACCGTTGGCATCCCCTACCACAATGAATACCGCATACCAAGAGGTGATGTTGTGGAACGGTCAGTTCGGCAATGCGGTTGATGGTATTGTCAATGCGGGTATTGATGCAGCTATTCTATCAACTGTAGGAACTCCCAAAGTTCAGAACGAACGTCAGTGGTCTGGATTGGAAGTTCAGGGCGCAGCGGGTCTCGGTGTGCATCGTCTGGATGTTGGTGAGGACTCTCTTATTGCGACCCTTCCCGAGTATCAGGAACTTGTTTCTGAAATAGGTGAACCTGATCTACTTGTTGTCGCGGCGCAATCCATTGCTGCATTTGAACGTACTATACTTTCTAATGAAGCTCCCTTCCAAAAATGGTTACGTGGCGATGAAGATGCATTGTCCGAGAAAGAATTAAAGGGTGCTCAGGTATTCTTCGGTAAAGGTGGGTGCGTTGGATGTCATAATGGCCCTGCTTTGAGTTCTCCTCGGTTTGCGACCAAAGAGGAGATGTTCTTCGCCGTTGGTTTCGGTGACTTGGACATGAATGAAGGTGTTGTTGGCGCAATTACGGATGCAGTACGTAAGGGTCGCGGAGGATTTACTGGTGATGAGTTCGATAATTACAAGTTCAAGATTCCGCCTCTATACAATTTGAAGGACTCCGACTTTATGGGTCATGGTGCTACTTTTGCAACTGTTCGTGAAGTTGTAGAGTATAAAAATGCGGGTACCTCACAGGCTGATATCCCGTTAGATCGACTTGACTATAGATTTCGTCCGTTAGAGTTGACCGAAGAAGAGATCGACGAATTGGTTTACTTTATCGAAGAATCCCTGTATGATAGTAATCTGGATAGGTACGTGCCTACATCATTACCTAGTGGTCAGTGTGTTGTAAATCATCCGGATTGTTGAGTTAGTGGACGTATATATACTATACGACAAAAGAAGTGATTAAAAGTTTTAGCGGGTATCGTATAATGGATATTACAAGAGGTTTCCAACCTTTTGATGGGAGTTCGATTCTCTCTACCCGCTCCAGTGTTTTGGGGGTATAGCTCAGCTGGGAGAGCGTCGCCCTTGCACGGCGAAGGTCTGCGGTTCGATCCCGCATACCTCCACCATCTTCCCCATGAACACGGAACTGGTACTACTAAGACAATATGTACTCTGGCGAGTCTCTCAATAGCGCATATACAATACATGCCGCGCCAGAATATCAGGGGTCTAGTTCTCTAAAAGTACAGTTTACAGTTCCGTGTTCATGCGGGTCTTATTTTGAAAATAATCCTTGCCATTGCTTTCCATATCAGTTATAATGGCTATATAAATTGAATTGGACTATATTATGTTTATACACTCTCCAGTAGAGTTATCCGAAATGACTGCCGTTACCACAGAATTTGGTCGGCAATATCAAACTCCCGAAGGTCTCAACCTACCTTCTATCACCACAGTTCTTTCTATTCTCTCTCGCGAATCTATTGAGAAATGGAGGAAGCGCGTAGGTGAACAAGAGGCCAATCGTGTCTCTTACCGTGCATCGACCCGTGGTACTGCGGTACACGAAATTTGCGAGAAGTACGTCAACAACGATCCTGACTACGATAAGTACATGGCAATCAACCCCGATAATGGGGAGATGAAGTTGACCAAACGTACTCCTGATCTGATCGATTCTTTCTTGAAAATTAAACCAATTCTTGATGAACGTCTGACATTAGTTCACGCTCAAGAAGCTCCACTATATTCTCTGCATCTTGGTGTCGCTGGACGTGTGGATTGTGTTGGTATATTCGACGGCAAATTATCCATCATCGACTATAAGACTTCTATGAAACCTAAGCGACTGGAGTGGATCAAAAACTACTTCATGCAAGAATCTGGATATGCTGTCATGTGGGAAGAACGCACCGGAATGCCTATCACTCAGTTGGTGACTATCATCTCCGTCGATAACGATGATCCTCAAGTGTTCATTGAACATCGTGACAACTGGATTCGTCCACTTCGAGATACTATTCAACAATATAATTCGGAACAAAGTGACAATTCTCTTGACATATAAATAGTATGTGATATACTCTACAGAGACTTAAAGAGTATCACTAGAGGAACACCGATGGCGAATCTATCATACAACGAGATAACAAGGGACAGTAAAGAATACCGTTCCGAAGTTCTCGTACAAAAAGTTTTTGAGATGGACGGCAAGTCAAACAACTTCGTCACAGACGATGGACTTCTTGTAGCCGAATACATTATCATTAACAATGTTAAATTCTCCTCGGGAGATCCACTGGACATTGCTGGAAAGATCCTTGCTTTAAAATTACTCCCATCGAGCCAGAGAAAGGTTTTTGTTGTGGGTAAGATGCAAGGTGCGAATTCTAGAGTACAATTACCTCTAACTAAGTTAGAAAAAAGTGAAGAGTTTGGTGGTCAACCGGCCGGTGGTACCAGAGTAAACAAAGGTATCAAGTTCGAGCATGACTTCGTAGCAGCTCTAGATGAAATCTTGTCGGGTGTGAAAAGTACTAAGAAGTATTCAAAAGAAGTCGAATACATTCTAGATGCTTGCGCTAAGAAAGAGAAGTCGCCGGTCGTTAAGGTTATCCATGAGGGCGGCGCGAACCAGAGTCGTCCTATCAAGCTTCAAGGGAGTCAACTGTACATTGCTCCTAGTGACCATAAAAAACATGGGGAGAAATTGACTGATATTACTTTGGTTCATGCCAACAACAAACGATCTTCTCTTTCATTGAAGTTCTCCAGTACCTTGACTTTTATGAATGCGGGCGTTGGTCAAATATTCCTCCCTAGTCAAATGAAGAAAGGTTCTGTTGATACACCAATGGGTAAGGCCATACTCGAAACCTTTGGTATCGATGAAGATATTTTCTGCGATGTTTTCAATAGTTATGGTAGAAAAAGTTTCAAGACAGTGAAGGCTAACCTCAACAAGACCAAACTACAGAAATTTCTCCAGACTTGTATCGGTTCTAATTACTGGATGGTACATGGTATGGAAGGTGGTAAGGTTTACTTTTGGGAAATGTCTGACAGTAAGAATAGTCAGTTCTCAAACATCTCCGGAAATGTTGAAATTCAATATGGTGGCAAACAGGGCCGCGGTAAACGTATCGATATCGTTTTCAGCAACCAGTATTTCGACTTTAAAATCAATATACGTAACAAACAGAGTGGAGTATACCCATCACACATAATGTGCGACTACACTAGTAAACCAGCAACAGGCAAAATTCTACTATGAAAACATTCAAAAAACACCTTGAAGAATCGACCAAAGTAAAGTGGAACAAAGTTCCCGATGGTATGATTGGTCGTAAGAAGGTATATAAACACGTAACCTCGGACGGTAAGTTTGAGATTCGTTTATCGGGCACGGACTCTATGAAGATGAACAAAGACGGTAGTCAGAAAGTGATGCCTACTGTTTTTGATAAGAGTGGGAATACTCCAAGACACCCAGCTACAGCGTATAAGAATGTAGAAACTGCCAAGGCAGAAGTTCAGAGATGGATAGATGACCATGAACTTTAAAGAGTTTATCACTGAGCAAAAGAACACCCATATGACCCATATCGAAGATAAGGTTATCTACGGTGGCGTTGACGGTACACGTCAAGCAATATTCGCGTTGAGATCACTCCGCGATATGTTGGCAGGAACTTCTAAAGGTAAAGTATCGGTTAAGTGGGACGGCGCGCCAGCTATATTCTGCGGAGAAGACCCTAGTGATGGGAAGTTCTTCGTCGCCAAGAAAGGAATTTTTAATAAGAACCCCAAGGTCTATAAGACCGATTCGGAAATTGATGAAGATACCAGTGGCGATCTTGCCGAGAAATTAAAAGATGCATTGAAGTATCTGTCTAAGTTGAATATCAAAGGTGTCATTCAGGGAGATTTCTTATTCGGCCGTGGCGACCTTAAAACAAAGAATATTGACGGTCAAAAATACGTCGTGTTCCACCCCAATACTATTGCCTATGCAGTCCCATATGATCAATCCGAAGTTATTCGTCAAGCCAAGATTGGTATTGTTTGGCACACGACATATACAGGATCTTCTTTTGAGAATATGGAGACATCTTATGGAGTTGATTTAAAAAGCATAAATAAAAACAAAGACGTATGGTCTCAGGACGCTATGCTGCGCGATTTGACCGGCGCGACCATGTCTGGACGTGAAACTAAAGAGGTCAATCAACTTCTTACTCAAGCTGGGAAACTGTTTAATCAGGTATCTGGCACTACTTTGCGCCAATTAGAGTCGAACCCTGCGTTAGCTCAAATGATTGAACAGTTTAACAACACGTATGTCCGCAAAGGTCAAGTTATTGGTGATACTCGGAAACACGTAGATAATCTAATATCATTCATATCCGATAAGTTTCAAAAGGAAATCGATAAACGTACAACCGATAAGGGCAAGTCTGCTCAGTCCAAGAAGAGAGACGACCTTCTGGTATTCTTTTCCGAAGAAAACCGATCATCTCTTATTAAAATGTTCGAACTGCAAAAAGTCATTGTACTAGCGAAATTAAAACTTATAAATAGTCTTGATAAACTTAAAACAATTGACACATTTGTTAAAACTCCTAACGGTTATAAGGTTACTGGAGAAGAGGGATATGTGGCAATTGATAATCTTGGTGGTGATGCGGTGAAATTGGTAGATAGGATGGAGTTCTCCTATAATAACTTTTCACCAGACATATTAAAGGGTTGGGAAACCGGCCGTAGATAACATGGGATAAACCAAAGGCACATAAAATGGCAGACAAACCATTATCATTTAAACAATTCGTGAATGTTGACTACACCATGACTGGTGATGAAGAGTTAGCATATAACGCTAAAAAAAGAAAGAAAGACATTCCCACGGGAAACACTAATGAAGATGCGGTTGAGACCGATGAAGCATTAGATGTTCAACAGCGTCGTAAACTTGCTATTCGCATGAAGAAGAATAAGTCGCGTATCGCTATGGGACGTAAACGTGCCTCACGTAAAGTTGCCAGTATGGACAAACTTAAAATACGTGCGCGTAAACAAGCCCGCAACCAAATAATTAAAAAACTCACCAAAGATATTCCTAAGTCGGAGTTGTCGGTTGCCCGTAAAAAGGACATCGAAAAACGACTAGAGAAACCTTCGATGCAGAGTCGAATCACTCGTATCGCCAAGAAATCTTTACCGCAAATTCGTAAAGCTGAGATCGAGAAGAAACGCGGCGGCGGTGCTAATAAAAATGATTAAGAATTTTTCCCAATATCTGATTGAAGAAGAGCGTGAAGTATTCTTCACGTTCGGTCGGATGAATCCCCCGACTATCGGTCATGGTAAAGTAATGGATGTCCTTGCTCAGAAGTCTGGTAAAAAAGACTACAAGGTATTCGTATCACAAACACAAGATGCGAAGAAAAATCCATTGTCCTATTCGGACAAAATTAAACACGTGCGAAAGATGTTTCCAAAACACGCACGTCAGGTTATGGTAGAAAAGAATGTTAAAACTGCCATACACGCGCTGGTCTCACTATACGACAAAGGTTACCGTTCTGTAACTATGGTTGTCGGTGATGATCGAATCAGAGAATTCGAAGTGTTGTTCAACAAGTACAATGGACAACATGCAAGACATGGTTTTTACAACTTCAAAAGTATTAATATAGTATCTGCCGGTAAGAGAGACCCTGATGCTGAAGGTGTAGAAGGAATGTCTGCGTCTAAACAGAGAGAGAATGCGGCAAATAACGACTTCGTATCATTCTCTCAAGGCGTACCAAAGTCTATGTCCAATGCGGATGCTCGTCGTTTATTCAACGATGTTCGTAAGGGTATGGGTCTGGCGGAATCGTCGAATTTTCGAAATCACCTAGAATTGGAATCAGTATCCGAGAGACGCGAAAAATTCGTGTTGGGAGAACTGTTTTCGGTGGGGGATGAAGTCGTTGTAACGGATACGGATGAATTGGCCACTGTTGCTATACTCGGAACCAACTATATCATCGTAGAAACCCACGAAGGCAAAAGAATGCGTAAGTGGTTGGATGCTGTAGAGTTGGTCTCAGAAGAAGTGTCTCAGAAAGAGTTGGACGATTTAGAAAAGTTCGGCGATCGACTGTTGAATAAGTTTGATGTTGATATCGAATTCACACGTCATTTCAAAGATCGCATGAACGATCCTCGCAATAAACCTGCTATCAAGGTATCGGAACTCCAGAGTCTGTTCCAGAAGATGGCGGACAACAAAGGCAAGAAGATTAAGAAGCACGGTAACTCAGAAGCAATCCTCAAGGATATGCAGTCTGATCTTAATTTGCCTGTAGTCATCAACTGGAAGAACGGCGAGTTCGAAGTTGTTAACAAAACAATAATGCGTAAGAAAGCATTCAAGTCTCCTGATCCAGAACTCAAGTACGAGAGTCAAGATCCAGATATCAAAGATCGTGAAGGCAGTCAACCCGCACGTTATCACGCGGGACTAGAGAAGTCCACCAAAGTAAAACGTGATGCGCATTTCAAAAAACATGGCAAGAAAGCGGACGATGATGCGTCTGCTTACAAACCAGCTCCCGGCGACGCAACCGCAAAAACTAAACCATCCAAATATACTAAGTCATTTAAGGATATGTATAACGAGGATTGTTTGGACGGTTACTCAAGTGTGACAGAAGGCGCTGGCGCTGGTGATGAAGGTAGTGATAGACTAAAAAAGAAGTACGTTAAAGATACTCCGCACATGGAAATCGACGAACGTTCTTGGTCGCACGACATAGCTACTTTCGCAGCAAAGACCGTAAGTAAAGACAAATACAGTAAAGTTGCTAAACACGCAATCGAATTGATGAATAAGTCTGGCACCGAAAAGAATAGGGGTGTGTATTACTGGGCAGGCAAGGTCATTAGAATGTATAATTTGAAAATGAATTCTCGAACACTTGGCGACCTTATGGACAAATTAAAATGATTAATTTCAAAAAATATCTTGCCGAAGGTCGTTATTCAGTGTATGATGTACTAGATCTGGAGGAAGGCCCTGATGGTATCGCTGCTAAGGCAAAGAAGTCGGGTATATCTCCAGAGACGTTGAAGAAGGTGTACGATCGTGGAGTCGCAGCATGGAAGACGGGTCATCGACCTGGCACTACCCCACAACAATGGGGTCATGCACGAGTAAACGCATTCATCGTCAAAAAGAAAAGGGGTGGTCTCAACCACGACAAAGATTTAGCATAAGGATTAATTATGAGTAAGACTAAGAAACCTCGTAACAAGAAGATGTCCCAATCGAAGAAGGACATGTTGCAGACTACTAGTTTTGGAAATAATGCATTCGATTTAAAGGGTTCAGGTACAAATAACCTGAAACTAAATAATACACACCGCACCGCCCCTAAAATGATTCGTGGCGCCGCAAGAGGAAACTAATATGAAAACATTTCAAGAATTGCGGGAGTCTTCTCGCGACACTATCAATAACATCGAAGAAGGTGCTGAGGTATATACCGTTTCAAAGGGTGTATATACTCGTAAGGTTGACGGCGCTACCGCTGACCGGATGAAGAAACAGGGATGGAAGTTAGTTTCTAAAGAGTCTGTCGAAGAAGCTTATAACGATGATGATTTGGATTATAAGAAAGTGACAAAGACTATAGGCGTCACTCCTAAGCACAAACGAGATAAACGTGCTAACGCGGCGCAACCTGCTGCGCCTGACAAGTCAGCAGCTGCTAGACGCAAGGCGATAGAACGTCATCAAGAACTTATGCGGAATAAGAAGAAAGACCCGTATCAGTATGAGTCTGTAGACCTTGAAGAAGCAAAAGAATATTCCTACACTGTTGTTCATGCTAAGAAAGGTAAGGTAGTAGTTACTGCGCCTACTTCATATGATGCGGCACAGAAAGCAGCAAAGCAATGGAAACTAAAGTCTACTGGCGGTGTTGATGCTTATCTTATGAAAGAAGAAACTTCTGTCGAACTTGACGAAGCATATCAGCAGTTCTTGGATAAGTCACCTAGTAACTGGGGTGAGGAAAAGGTAATCGCTTACGGAACCAAGAAAGGTTACAAAGTGATTGGCGTATGTGGACATGGTAATGTAGAGGGTATCGTACTGTTCGGTCTTGATGCCTCTGATAAGTCATATGTTGGCAAGGAAGCAAAGGTTAAGACTGGTCAAACAGTATTCCGTTATGCTACTCGCAACAGTATGGCAGGTGACATCTTTCCTTTAGTTAAGATTGATGTTAAGAAAGGTCTTCTATATAACCTGTCACAGAAGTCAAGTGACGGTGAAGTCGATTATGCAGAGTTCGAGAGTAAGGGTATTAAGTTACGTTACCTACGTCTGGCCGCGACTGCCAACCTCCGTGATATTACTGGGTTCGAACCTGGCTTTGGTTCAATGAAAGAGTCTACTGCACCTAAAACTCTTAGTGATGTCCGAGAAGCACGATCTCAATGAAAAGTTTTCGTTCATTTATAACAGACAGTGTTGATGCCGAGAAAGAATATGGTAAGTCATTTGTCGCGTCTGCCAAGTCAGTTGGTGTGCAACGTAAGTTGACCAAAGAACTTGGTGTTAAACTCAAAGAGGTAGAGAAGTCTTTGGGACACGGTGGTGGTGGTAACGGACTTACACCGGATGATGTGAAGTCGAACCCTAAGTGGAAAGCGGCAAAGAAAGCATTAGATGTTGCATTCAAGAAAGAACAGCAAATGAACCAAGCGATGTCAAAGGCGTTTGGTAAGCAGATGAAAGACTTCCGCAACAAAGACCGTAGAGGTTATATGTCTTTGTTTATCGGAGAGTCTACAGAATCTTGTTGTGATGATTGTGATGATCTCATCGTTGAAGACGGTGTGTACATCAACGAAGAAGGCAAAAAGGAAAACGTAAAACTAAACAACCCCCAACGTGGTGGCAGTAAGAAGTTTTATGTGTATGTAAAGAATGATAAGGGTAATGTAGTAAAGGTTTCTTTCGGAGATCCCAATATGGAGATAAAACGAGATGACCCTGCTCGTCGGAAGAGTTTTAGAGCGCGACATGATTGCGCGAATCCAGGCCCCAAATGGAAAGCCCGGTACTGGTCATGCTACCAATGGCGTGCTGGGGCAAAAGTCGATAGTTAATTTGTTATAAATAGAAGCAGTTAATTTCATTTTAAGGTAATAATCTTAATGCAACTCAACACAACAGAAGAACAACGTCTCGCTCGAATAGAGACTAAGATTGATAAATTGTCGGATGCGATGATTGATCTTGCTCGAGCGGAAGAAAAACTCATTAATATTGATAAGGGTGTTCAACAACATACCGATCGTATGAATCGTTTTTCTGCACGAATGGATGTTCTAGAAGAAGTTGTGAACGAACAAGGCAAAACTGTTAAAGTAATGCAGTACGTCCTAACACTTGCAGCAACAGTATTTGCAGGTATAATTGTCAAAGTTTTCTTTGACGCATAATAATCGGAGAGACGATAATGTCAAATATCAATAAAATTATGGAGGCTTATCTGTCAATGGTCTCCGAGAAGAAAAAGTTAGATCCAGTAAACGACAAAGAAAACGACAAAGAATATAAAGATCGTGAAGATAAAGATATCGACAATGACGGCGATACTGATTCTTCGGATGAGTATTTACATAACCGACGCAAAACGATCGATGATAAAATCGATGGCGGTAAGAAACCCGCTAAGAAAGAAGCTGTCGAAGACGAAAAGAAACCTTTCCCGCCTAAGAAGAAATCTTTGGACGGCGAAGAAGATCCCGAACTAGACGCCAATGATGATATCAAAAAGAATCCTAAGACGGCCGATAAGAAATCGGAAATCTCTAAGATCGAATCTGTAGATACACGTGCAGCGTTCATTGAAATGTGGTCTAAGGTTGAAGAAGCTGTCAAATCCAAACAAGTTCCTGATACTGCTTCTAAACCGGAAGGTCTTATGGATAAAGAATCTCCTAAGTCAAAAGAATTTGCCAAGGCACACGATGTTGAAATGGGTAAGAAACCAGAACTGGTTGCCGATGATGAAGAAGGTCATGATATGACAACTAAAGCTGGTCGTGTGACCAAACAGTCTCCTGCTAGAAATGGTGACAATTTATCTAATGGCGACAAGAATCTGGTCAAGAGCAAGAGTAAATAACCATGCTTACCTTACTCGATAGAGAAGGTAAAGTGGCTGAGTCTACCATTTGTAAACGCGTTAAGTTTCCAGATGGTAGATATTACTCTATGACTAAAGGTGACCTAATTTGTCTATGCGATAAATTAGGTATAGAAGTAAACGGTCTCACAGGCGAGACTAAAGAATTAATTATTATGCGTATACGCGAACAACGAGGATAGTAACATGATTAAAGCTCCAAATTGGTGTAAAACTGCACAACCTACTGTAAAAGGTTGGGTAGATGCAAAATCCGGTGAATTGATGAAGTCTCAGAAATTTACTGCAAAACAAGTTTCTGAATGGCATGATGCACTACACGGCATCGGTAACAAGCGCAAAGTTGCTGAAGTTGTGGTTGATCATGTAGAAGTAATTGAAGAGGAAATTGAGGAAATTGAAGATGATGAAGAAGTTGATTAAATTTATCTGCGGACTGTTCGGTAAGAAAGGCGACCAGTCTGTTGCGGCTCCCGCTCCACTTATGGAAGCGCCTTCGCACCAATCATTAGAGTCTATGACCAAACGTGAACTGGATGCACTCGGTACGCATCATGGTCTGAAGTTAGATCGTCGTAGAACTAAAGGATCTCTCATCAAGACGTTGAACAAAGCCGGAATTGTCCACAAATAATTCTTCTTCTGAAGAATCCGCCAGGGCCCCCATAACTGGGTTATATGATGTTTAAGTTTTACATATTGACCAACAAGTCATTGGGGAATCTGGCAAGACTATTTCACGTCTTACGTCCTACTGACGTAGTCGTTGTAATTAATACTCTGGATAAGGAGTATGAGAAAAATTGCAGCGACTTCTGTCAGAAACATAGGATAGAATACTTCGTAACCGAGTCTGACGGTACTGCTGCTACCGGAAAGAATAGTGTACTCCAACTATTCCTAGAGTCTGACAATGAATATATGGTTCATGTCGACGGCGACGACTTCATCACTCCCTACGGTAGAAACCTTTACCGCACTACTGCGTTATCACCAAACCCTCCCGACGTAATAGCTATCTATGATCAATTGCAACTCGACTACTATCGAAGAGATTTGTGGTCGGATCAGTATGATTCTAGAACAGTGAAGTGGGAAGGTATGTACATTCCAATGGAACTCTGTCCCGCATACCCACACTCTTTAAATAGATATGGCGGATACCGTGAATTTACCGTCGAAGAGATGGCTCGTCAGTTTGTGGTTCAAATGGGACTACCCGTAGAGAAATCAAAACCTTGGGCCGAAATCCGACTTGAGTTGAATAGAATTTTCCACAGATACGGTGATAGGGAAGAAACTTTCTGTAGACTGATATTCTTCTCTCGCAAAGCCGCCAAGTCAATGCACTACGATAAGTCATTGATTATAGGGGAGGACACTTATCAGTACTATCAACTAAAGAAGTTGGCCTTTGATGGCGAACTAGATATGCGTGTGCGTCGTGAGAAGTGGGCGTTCTCTTACGTCTATCTGAATGATACTACAAGTATAACGAAATCATTCGATCCTAAAACAGGAAAAAGTCGGGTAACTGATTATGACTGGATGTTCCCCCTTCACGAAGCACTAAATAAGATCATACCGACACTACCTGTCGACTATCCTTTACCAGAGTTTCGCGACCCTTACTATGAAGTTAACAAAAAATAATCTGTTGATTTATGCAGCGCAAAATTACTACAATCCTAAACACATTGACGGTGAAGAGTTTATGGATGATCTCAAACGTTTCAAATACGTTAAGAGACTCATAAATCGATATCACCAAAATGGAGACCTAGCTGAACGTCTTATTCTAAACCATCTCATTGTCATATTCAACGTATTTGGTCATGAAGCGGGAATAGAGATACTTGCAATAAAAATTCCACCGGATCAATGGGGAATACTGAAACCTTTCTTGATATACCTTCGTGCTATTAAGAACGAAGAGATTACGGGTATTGAGATGGATAAATATGTGATACAAAAATTGAGGGAAATAAAATGGGAATCTTAAAATCAGCTGCCGATACACTCTATACAATTCGGTTTCTGAAACTACTCGTCACTCCGTTCGAAGAAACGGCCGCATTTAAAGCTGGCATCATTGATGCTGACGGTAATAAAAATCCAAACTTCTCTATGGAAAAAATGGATGACCGAGATGCAGTACGCGAGCACTATACCGTATTTCATCGATTGGTATTTAATCTAAAGAAGATCATGGCCAAAGCTCCTGGCGGTACTTCGGTCGTTGCTCGATATGGCGCAGCGCTCGCTCTTATTAAAGAACATGGTCAGTTGTCTAACAAGAACATAGATAGGATCCACGAGAATACCGGTATAAGTATTCTTGATGTTCTTCAAGAACAATCGTTTTGGTATGTGTTAGAGGATGGTTCTTTGGGGCCCGGCATCTATCGAATGAATGATCAGACGATTACCGAACACGGCGTCGAAGTACGCAAGGGCGACAGTATTCGGGTCGTTCAAGGCGCGCCGGTAGATACCGTACTAGGACTTCCTATATATGAAGGTTTCCATATGAAGTCTGGCCAGAGAGTTCTAGCCACATCTGTAGAACTATGTAAGTAATAATGACCCTCGAAGAACAGTCAAATGCGTTATTGACTTCTGAAATGGGCGTTTCCGAGGGGAGATTAATTCTCTCGGAACGTACCATAGAGACCCTCGAAACCATATATAAAAAGACTAATGCTAAAAATGTTCTAGAAATAGGGTTCAATGCAGGTCATAGCAGTTTCGGTGTAATGTCCTTAATTGACGATGTTACTTACCATTCAATAGATATCTGTCAGTACCCACATACCGAAGTCTGCGCCAGCAAACTGACCGATATGTTTCCGGAACGTTTTAAGTTCACAAAATTAGATTCGAAAGACCTTGACATAGACGCGATGTCCGTGTATGATATGGTGTTCATTGATGGAGACCACCGACCCGGCCCTGCCGCGTTAGATGTACAGAAATGTAATCAAGCGGGGGTGGAATGGATACTTATAGATGACTATGAGTACATTTGGTTTCCTCAGCTGACTAAATTAATTAATCATTATATCAATAGTTCTAGATTTCCGTACGTCCTAGATAGTATTCACGAGTATGATTGTGTAGATGGATGGAAAGGTGTAGGAAAAATGGTATTGTTAAAAAGAGACTCAAAATGAAAACATATGCTGAATTCATGAAAAAGTTCAACGAAGAAATCTCCACTAATACTTCATCGGTAGTTGGTACGGGAGATGACTCTTCCACAGTCATCATGAGAAAGAAACACGACCGCAAAAACAAACGCGATGATTCTGTCGCTCTACTGCGTAGAATTTTCCCCAAAAATTTAAAATAATACTTGACGCGGCGCGTAGTTTGGGATATAATGGTAGTCAACTTGGAGAATCGCCATGAAACTTATTGACCTTGAGAAATACCAGATTGTTGTGTTTGGCACTGAAACCACTGACGATGACCTGACAAGCCTCTTGGAAATATATCGAGAAGAAGATCTCGTTTATATTCCCCTAGAAGGCACCGCGACTACCGTCCTTTCAGCTGACAGGTTTCTGGTAAAGAACCATGACCGTTCTTTTATCAATCATATGATGTGGGAAGGGTTGTTGAGCGAAACCGAACAAGAAGAGTATATGCGAGAAAGAGCCGACAGTTTCTTCCATACCGGCCGACAAATGATTATCGAGGATTATGATTTTCAAATTGACGAAGTCTTCTACGACTATAGTAAATAATAATTAATTATATAATACATTGGATTGAAAATGAGTATTACGATACGACCCGAACGCGATAACCTTTTGACCGATTATGCTATCGGTATGTTAAAAGACTTCTATTTAAACGAAGGCGAAACCTCTCCACAGGAAGCATATGTCCGTGCTTCCAATGCATGGTCAATTTATAAAGGTGAAATGGATGAGGGTCTCGCAGAAAGACTCTATGAATATGTTTCTAAGAAGTGGTTCATGTTCGCATCACCGGTACTCTCGAATGCGCCAGGCGGAGATAAGAAGTCTAAGGGTCTACCAATCTCATGTTTTCTTACTTACGTGCCAGACACTCTAGAGGGTCTTATTGACCACTCTTCTGAATTGCGATGGTTGTCTGTTATGGGCGGTGGTGTAGGCGGACACTGGTCGTCTGTTCGTACAGTCTCTGATATCGCGCCTGGCCCTATTCCTTTCTTACATACTGTAGATGCCGACATGATCGCCTATCGTCAGGGAAAGACGCGTAAGGGGTCATATGCGGCGTATCTGGACATTCATCATCCAGACATCATCGAGTTTCTGAACATTCGTATCCCTACTGGGGACGTACAACGTAAAGCATTGAATATCCACAATGCAATCAACATTACCGATGAGTTCATGGCTGCGGTTATTAACGATACCGAATTTGATCTACGCGACCCCAAAGATTCTCGGGTCAAAGACACTGTCAATGCGCGTAAGTTGTGGGAGAGAATACTTGAAATTCGTTTCCGTACGGGCGAACCTTACCTGAACTTTATTGATGCCGCCAATCGTGGACTACCTAAAGTGATGAAACAGAAAGGTCTCCGGATACACGGATCTAATCTATGTAATGAGATTCACCTACCGACATCCGAAGATCGTACAGCGGTCTGTTGTTTATCGTCACTGAACTTAGAATATTATGATGATTGGAAGGACACTACCATCGTCGCTGACCTCATTCGTATGCTCGATAATGTTATTCAGTACTTCATTGAAAATGCGGGCGATCAGATTTCACGCGCACGGTACTCAGCATCACAAGAACGTTCACTAGGTCTTGGCGCAATGGGTTTCCACTCCCTGTTACAAAAACATGGAGTCGCATGGGAATCTGACAAGGCAAAAGAGATTAACGATGTGGTATTCAGTCACATCCAGAAGCAGGCTAAAGCAGAATCACTTCGTTTAGGTGAAGAACGTGGAGAGGCGCCTGACATGGAAGGTACCGGTATGCGGAACGCTCACTTGATTGCTGTTGCGCCTAATGCCTCGTCCGGTGTCATACTATCAACCAGTCCCTCTATAGAACCATTGAAAGCCAATGCGTACACTCATAGAACTCGCGCTGGTTCCTTTTTAGTTAAGAACGTTTACCTTAACCAGTTATTGACTGAGAAGGGATATAATAACGATTCTATATGGACTTCTATTATTACCAACAAAGGTTCGGTACAACACCTACCTTTCCTGAATGAAGGCGAGAAGGCGGTATTTAAAACTGCGCAAGAGTTAGACCAGAATTGGGTAGTGCAACACGCCGCTGAACGTCAGAAATATATCTGTCAGGGTCAATCGGTCAATTTGTTCTTCCCGTCAGGAACACCTAAACGTTATGTAAACAAAGTACACTTCAATGCATGGAAGTTGGGACTGAAGGGATTGTATTATTTACGTACCGAAGCGAAGTCACGTGCGGAAACGGTTTCTGATAAAGTGGAACGTGTTGCATTGCAGGATGATAGTCGAACTCTCGTGTACGGAAAACAGTCGTGTCCGTATTGTCAAATGGCCAAGGAAGAGTTGACTCTACGAGGGATCGCCTATGATTATATTGATCTGGAGGAGATTGGTAAGACCGCGGCCGATGTAACTGGTCGTAAGGTGACTAGTGTTCCTCAGATTTACCTGAACGGTAAGTACATTGGTGGTTATTCAGAGATGATGCAGAGTTTCGCTAAAGACGCATTCGAATCTGGTAACAGTGAAATGTCATGCTCCCTCGATAATAAAGACGATGATGAGTGTAGAGCGTGCGAAGGCTAGTAATTTTTGGGGATAGTTTCGTCGAAGGGTTTCGAGCTTTACCTATCCCCGAAACTACCCAATTCAACTTTCCGTATTACTTATCGAAAGAACTGGATGTTGAAGTTATAAACCTCGGTCACAAAGCAAACTCGAATCTAGCAATTGCTAATGACGTGTTGTCATTTGTTAGACCGAAGACCAAAGATGAACTGTCTGAATATGCGTTTCTAATATGTTGGAGCCAATGGGAACGAGGCACCGTTAGAAACGAAGAGGTCTATGACAAGGACGCCGACTATGCTTTGAGAGGTCACATTGTCATGAGAACTGTTAGTAATAAGACCCCTTACGAACACGTGTCATTACGTGCTAATACAGAACTATCTTATCTCGGCATCAAACAACTTTGCGAGATGAATGACATTCCGTATAGAATGATAAACAGTTATGATTTTCAACCATATCTTGACCGATTGGATAAAATTGACTGTATATCGTGGGGCAAGGAATCGGTGTCTGATATTGTTATAGGTAGTCACGATTGGAAGATGATAAATTCCAAAAACGACCCTAACTGGATAGAGAGTCAGTCGACCTATAATACACTACTCGATATGTGTGCCGAAGAGTGGTTGTTTGATAAAGTGCACGGAGACAAAAAAAGATCTGTTTTTGACCATCTCCACTATGTGAGGTCGAAACGCGAAGATAATAAATACATAACCCTATGCGGCCATCCTAATATAGGCGGTAACCAAATTATTGCTAGAACACTAGCGCCATATTTAAAAGAAATCATTAAGGTATAATACATGTCATTACTAAAGTTATCGCAGACCTACAAACCCTTCCTCTATCCGTGGGCGGTTGACCTATCCAAGAAACATGAAGAAGTGCACTGGATTGAAGACGAAGCCGAATTATCAGAAGATGTGCAGGATTGGAAGACTAAATTGACCGAAGAAGAGAAGACGTTCATTACTCACGTATTGAGACTCTTTACTCAGTCAGACGTACAGGTCGGTGAGAACTATCATGAGTTATTGATTCCTCGTTTTAAAAACAACGAAGTTCGAAATATGTTGTCGTCCTTTGCGGCTAGAGAAGCGATACACCAACGTGCTTATGCTCTCTTGAATGATACGTTAGGACTACCGGACGAAGACTTCCATATGTTCCTTGAATATAAGGAAATGGCGAACAAGATCAATTTCATGAAGGACGGTGACTCCAAAACTAATGCTGGACTTGCCCTTGCCTTAGCGCAGTCTGTATTCAATGAGGGTATGTCGGTATTCGCATCGTTCGTTATGTTGTTGAACTTCCAAAGATTCGGTAAGATGAAGGGTATGGCGACAATCGTCGAGTGGTCTATCCGCGACGAGACTCTACACGTACAGGGTAATGCGAAGTTGTTTCGTGAGTTCTGTGGAGAGCATCCGCGCATCGTTAATGACGAGTTAAAATCTAAGATATATACCATGGCAGAAAACGCAGTTAGTCTAGAAACTAAATTTATTGATCTAGCATTCGCGGGTAACGCTGTACAAGGTCTCACCAAACAAGAAGTTATTGATTACATCCGTCACATTGCTGACCGTCGTCTACTTCAACTTGGAATGAAACCATTATTTAATCAGAAAGATAATCCATTGCCATGGCTGGACTGGGTACTGAACGGAGCATCACATGACAACTTCTTTGAGAAACGTGTGACTGAATACTCTGTTGTCGGTATGGACGGTTCGGATTATGGATGGGAAGAACTTGAGAGGGAAGTTGCCTAATGAAGAGTACGTTTTACAATATCGATTGTCCTATCTGTGACATTCACACTGATGTAACAGTTGCATATGACGATGATCAACCAAGATTCTGTCCCATGTGTGGTTCCGATGTCGAGGCTGA